AAGATACTGCATAGTAAGATGTTGTAAATGTGTTTAATCCTGAAGTACTTTGACCTACTAAAAAGTCATTAGTACCATCATAAACTAAAGATATATCACCGCTTCGCCTTTCAACTGTTCCAGCATTAACCACCCTCGGCTGATTACCTGCCGTTGTTTGCGTTGCATTTCTACTATTCCCCGACTGGTCGTACCATGTTACTACAAATCCATTGTTAGCCCCTACGAAAGTCTTGAGTGAAGCTGTATCTAAATCACCACCACTTGTAAATCCTATATCCTGTTCGCTGTTATCATTCGACCTTCTTACCCTTATTGCGCTTCCTGTATAATCCTTATCTAACTTCCGCAAAGAATAAGCAGCTGCCGCATTAGGATAGTCATCTAATAAAAGATTTTGAGCTACCGCATAAGGTCGGTAGTTAGCGTGCGCCTTTATAATCATTTGCGCATCCGCACCAAATCCACAAAAAAGTAATATCAAAAAAGTAAATCTCATATTCTCTTTTTATACCCTAATAAGGTCAAAGTAAAATAAGTCGGCTTTGTTGCAACCGCTGATGTCCTAACAAACACCCATACATTTGGCGGAATCTTATTATTGGTAAATGATGTTACATTTGTTGCACCTATCGTACCTGTTACCGATGTACCGCCACTCACCAAAATAGTTGCACCTGCCGTAATATTTAAACTATCGTTCCAATAAACTTCTGTTGTAATACTTGGCGAAGTACCCAACACCCCTGCTCTCATTTGCGTAATAATCAAAGTATCGTTTCCTGCATTGTAAAAACTACCATACACCGCCGATGTGCTAAAAGCCAACGTATCCCCTGCAGCACCGCTACCAGCACCAAAGACCGCCAAAGGAACGGTATCAAATTGCAGGATATTTTCAATAGTCTTATTCTCCCAAATATCAGTTGCAGCCGTATATGCCAAAACTTGATTATTTGTTGGTGAAGTTATTTTTGTGTCATGTAGCTCCCCTAATTCCTGACCGTTTTGTGGCTTAACATAAATCAAACCATTACCAGCGTTTGCCCTTTCCACAACACCAACAAAAACACCATGATAAGGAGCTTGTGGCTTATTCTTTGTAAACCCACCGGCAACACTATCTAACCATAGAATATCCCCCGGACTATACGCCCCTAAATTGATTCCGCTCACCTGCCCCTGTGTTGTTATCCATCCCGCCTGACCGGCTGCAATGTCCGCCCTAACTATCCCTAAAGTCTTTGAGCTGAATGTGTCGCTTGTATTCTTTGCAAGCTTAACGGATGCCCTGTCACCCGATGCGCCAAAGATATAAACTACCTGCCCCTTTGTAATAGTAACCGCTTCGGCATTGGTTACATATGCTTTTACTACGGTTGCCGTATCTCCAGATGCACCGCCTAACTTTATCCATTGAGTACCTGACCATGAATAAACCGAACTATCAGCAGCGGCATATCTTAAGGCACCGGCACGCTTCCCATTGGTAGCAGATGTTTGCGGAAGCAGGAAAGTCGAATCAAATGCACCGCCCTTCCATTTATAATAGTTATTAAAGTTCGTATAAAGAACTCCATCAATAGTCTGCCCATAGGCAAAATTGATAATCAGTAAACTACAAAAGAATCCTAATATTTTCGCCCTCATTGACAGCACCATTTATTGTTATTGTTTTTGTTGTTGCATTATGCGTAATATACCTTCTGTCATTACGAACTACATACGTCTGTAATATCCCATCGATAAATACAAAAGGAGGGATTGTCAACTGATTATTTTGATACTGAGTATCTCCCTGAATCATTGGCTGCCCGGCACCCACTATGAAATCTGCAACTGTCATAAATCTATTGGTATTAATATATACGAAATTGCCATTCGGTAACTCATAATCAGATGGCACCTGACAGGCATTGTAAATAATTGGAAGCTTCAAAGACATCTCAAAAGTAACCCCCGCCAAAATATCTTCCTGACCTTGCCTGAAATATTCAAAGTTAAATGACCGCTCCATTACCCACTCTTGCAAATCCCATCCCACCTGCGCCAACAAATCATGACCAATCTGCTCACAATCAGATTGCATCTCAAGTTCATCCATATTCTCTACGTGATGAATATCTGCAATAGTTACCAATATTTGATATGTCTTTTCTTTGCCGGTAATAGATGAAGTATTAAGGGTATACCATACGGCCGGATATTCCACATCCTTATAATCAAAGACTATAAAGTCTTCAGCTTTTACGTGCTTTGCCGTCCTTACCATTTTGTGGCCGGAGGCTATCTCGATCAGCTTTTTTACTATTTGATTGAGCGTCATGTTTCTTTAAATAAGCTTTCAGAAGCTTTTGAATTTTGTTAGTATATTGTCCATTCATCTGCAACAGGATAAGAACTCGTATTTATACCACTTGGGCACTTCCTTACGGCTCACGTCAGTATTACCCAAATAAATACCAATCTCAAAGGATGTACGCTTTGGTACGAAAGTATCGGTACGGCTTCCGGGATTAATATATTCCTGAAACTTATTCCCCTCACCTGCTTCCTGAATCAAATACCTGATAAGTCTTTCCAGATACCATTCCGCACGATTCTTAAATTTGGCCGTAAAGTCGTCAATCTCTGAACTACTTACCGCTTCGCTGTTTTCCGTAGTCTTGCGGGTTAATCCTTTATTCCACAATTGGAAGCTTAAGGCCGGCGCCAGTTCGCTGATAGTATAATGTATCAACGGATCGCGGATATAGTCTTTAAGCAGCGTTACTTCGTCTGCAGTTAGATTATTATTATCAATACCATCCTGCAGTCTTTCATATAAGGCAGTCCCTAACACCGGAAGCAGATACATCTCCTGCACGGCCTTTATCTCAGGGATAATCATTTTAGAATCTATATTCTTATGTACGGCACTACGCTCGTAAATATTTTCAGGACTGACAAATAATATATCTCTCATTATTTTTCTTTTTTCATTACTACGTTAGATACCCAGTCATGACGGCATGATTTTGAACGACTGCCATCAGGCTGTGTCCACCATCCACCACCCCGATCAAATACGCTATAACCTAATCTGCGGCTCATGCTTTCTATTTCAGTACGTGACCATAACTTATCCATCTGCATAAGACGCGCGCAAAATGGCCTGTTTCTGTTATCCTGCGGACCTTCATAAGAATAAAGTATCTTAAAGTTTAAAGTCTCAGGCTCAAGCTTTGGTATCTTTGGACTTGTTTCCGGTGCCAGCTCCTTAACATCCGCAATCTTCTCCTTTTGGTCTTCAATAATCTGACGTGCAATAGGTACGGCTAATATCCTCTCAACAACCTTATCGGGACCGATCGCCCTTTCCTTACTTTTAATTTTGCCCGTCTTTTCGAGATTAGCCAAAATCTGAAGAACGGCACGCACCTCTAAATCCAATACATCGGCAATAACTTCAGGAGTGATGCGCTTGTCCTTACGGATTAAATCCATCACATCCAATTCAACCTGACTTAAAAACTTAAATTCATTCTCTACGAACAAAAATTTATTTTTTTTTACAATCAAATAATCACCCTTAGGCTCACCACACTTTGCAAATTCCGCTAACAACAGTTCATCTTTTTCATGACTGCTAAACTCCTGCACCTCGTTATCTATCGCCAGCATGGTATTCACTTCGTCATCATTCAAACCCAAACTGCTTTTTAAAAGTAACTTCGCCTGCTCCTGACTGATTTCACCCTTCTCAAATTTCCTGATAATACGCGTTAAACTCTGCCATTGCCGGCCACTTAAGTTCTTTAAATTCTCATTAACGGCCATTGGCTGCGATTGTGGCGCAACACCTTCCGGCTGTGCAATCTCAGGATATAAACTTGCATCGATACCTATCTTCTCAAGTAGCCATTTCTTAGGAGCAATCTGCAGTAATGTTTGTTCGCTGAATTCAAACCCTATCGGCTCAACAGGTATAATCTTATGGTCTTGACCTGTAATCTCTTTAAATAGCAATTCTAACGCTTGCTGCTTATCATTTACATAGGTTGACTTCATTATCTCATAAGCATCCCGAATCTCACTACGGCCTCCTAATTGCCCCTCAACACGTATCCCAAACAACATAGGACTAACCACCTGATGACCGCAAAATATTTCAGTCTGTACGCTTTTAGAAAGTATGTCGAAATGTTTATCCAATTCCGTACTGCTTAAGTCATCCAACTGAGGACGCTTCGCCGGATCTTTCCCAAAGTTTAAAACGATATTGCCAGCATTCTCGCTACCCGTAAACTTGCTCTTAAATCCTTTTTCAATCTCTCGCTTCTCCTCTTCAGTAGGTATGCCCTCAAAGAAACTAATCATCTTTGATGCAAACATCCCGTTCGTGATGGTGCTTAAATGGTATTTACTTATCTCTATATCCGTCTGTATTGCATTCAGCGCACCCATATAACCCGGATAAGAATATGTCTCCACACCCGGCCGGTATTCTTTGTAGTAAAGTATCTGCGTCTGATTGCGAAGTAAGTTAACATCTAATTTAGGATTGTAAGCCGCAAACACCTTTGGCTCATCATTCTTTTTTAAACTCTCCCAGTCCTTTACATAAAACTGTGTATTATCCTTACTTGATCTTACCTTATGATAAGGGATATGATAAAATGCGCCAATCGTGCCAGCCGCATTGTACTGAATCTCCATATAACACCCTCCAAATACCTCAATATCCAAACAAGCTTTTTTAAGTATCTCATTGCAGTTCTCATAAGGGTTTGCCTGTAACACTTCATCAAATCCTTTGCCGGTAATATAGTTCACCTTACCCAACACAATACCATTATGCTTACTGCTTTTATTAAACATATTAAGCAGCATATTCGGAAACTTATTATCCTCTCCAAATAATACCCATCCCTTGTTAGGTACTTCCTTCATTACCGGAACTTTCACATCGGCAAACTTTATAAAAGATACACTATGTCGCATCATATACTTTAAATGTTGTTGGATTATCGTATTTCGTTGTACTTACATCCTGACCATCTGATAAAAACATTAACCCCGTCTCCACTATTGCGCCAGCATTCGCCTCAATCAAATTAGATGGACTTGCCTGCTCATATATCGTATAGGTAAACCATCCCTCTTCCTTTGTTGCAAAGTATGTATTAACCACTACATCAAACTCATTAAATCTATCCTGATATAAACTCTGGTCCGCTGAATTAACAAGCACAAACTTTACCTTTTCATTCGTTGTTCGCGATTGAAAAACACAAAGGA